CATCACGATATTTTCCTGTCATTGGAAACTGAGCAGACTTACCTTTTGTGAGGGTTCTTACACGATGCAAAGGCATCATGATGTTTTTACTTTGAAACGCTGTAAGCACCTCACCAGCATACAACTTGAGAAATAATTCCCTTACACCTTCAGTACGATTATCAAGACCGTTAACCGCACCAGAACGATGTATTCCACTTTCTACGTTACTAGAAACGGAACTATAATTTGTTGCCATGTTTGGTTTTATAGAGTGATTAATAATTACATGTGCATTAATACCAGCACACTAAGGTGTACACACATACGTGTACACTAGGAATGTGTTAATCAACCCTACAAACTTTCGGTCTAGAGTTATCCTCCGCAGAGGGCAAAAGCTTAATTGTCTGATTAAGGCTATTTTCACATAATAGAAGATCTCTCCAATTGCCTTGCTACATTAGCACGAAATGCAGGATCTTTTTCGTAGCGAGGATCTGCCATTGCTTCCGTTAACTGATGCAATGATCCGAATCGTTCACCACTTGTATTTGCAGTAGTCCCTTGGATTAAACTAGGTTCACTCCCTTGGTCCTGTGCGAATCTTGTGTAAAGACTATTGATAGCGAACTGCATGTTGTTAGTCTGGTTGCTATCAATGTTTGCGTTGAATGCATCGATCTCACCGTCACTTAGGTTATCTGATGCCCATTCAAGCATTGCTTCATAATTCTGTTCTCCACCTACCATACCGTAAGCATTGGATGCAACTTGTCCCATAAGGGCTTGTTGTCCCTCAAGGTAATTGTCTACAAGTTGTCTTGATATTCCAGCTTCATTGAGTGCTTGATAGGCAGGATCACTAAGCTGACCTGTTTCATCAAATTCATTAGCGAATTTCTCAAAGTCTAACCCACGGTCAGCAAGAAATGACTCTATATCATTTCGTTGTTCTTCTTGTTGGGCTTCCATCTCTTGGACTTCAGCCATGTCATCTTGTTGCTCTTGATATTGACCACCAAGTTTCTGTTCCAGTTCGAGATATGCTCTAGCCATATCTTCGGGATTACTGAACTTCTCTGGTAACCATTCGGGCCGATCTGAGGCATTGGGGTTTTCCAATCCTTCAGCTTTTGCCACCATTTCCTCAATGTGTCCATCGGGGTTCTCTGGTGTTGCTTCATACGTGTTAACTTCGTCAACCATAACTTAGTTTGCTTGTTGCTGTTGTCCCATCATTTGCTGGGCTTGTTGTTGCATTTGCTCCATAGCCTCAGGTGACATGTTCTGCATACCGTCCATCATAGACTTCAGAGCACCAGGAGCACTACCTTCAACAACATTCTTCATCATATCTTGATTCATCATCTGTTGTTGCTGTTGCTCTCTCATTTGCATCTCTTGTTGCTTCTGTTCCTGTGTTTTCACAAGACCATTTGTGTCGATACCAAGGGATGCACCAAGTCTGGAAATGTAGTCACCTATGTTAAGTTCCCTCAAGAGTACTTCTTCACCAAGTGGTGATATATTCTGCATGAACTCTACCAGCTTATTCAAGTCCTGACCTCTACCAAGTGCTTCTACACCAGTAATGATCTGTGGCTTGATGCTGTCTTTTGGAAACTTAGGCATCTTTCCAGATTGTTCCATTCTACTAAGAAGAATTTTCACCATAGGAAGTTGAAACTCTACTGAAAGAATTGAGTAGATGTTTCCTATTTGTCCTTCTAGTTCGCTTGCCATGTAGCGGATCTCCTCCGCAGTAACACGTTCTGCTTGCCTTTGTACTGCACTGTTAAGAAGAAAAGCATAACTAAGCCTTTCTGAGATAGTCTTCATGGTATCAAGGGTTACCCTGAAATCATTGAACTTCTCCATTTGCAGTACAGAAACATCATTAGAATCTCCTTGTACGATTGCACCAGAAGGAGACTCAGCAATAGTCCGTAACTTTGTAGTTCCATTGGGTTTCACTAAGAACAAAAGTTTAGCTGCGGCAGCACTACCTTGGACAATAGCCTTAGAGAGACCTTCTAGACTCTTAAGGTCTCCAATGTATTCCTCTACGTATCCTCTCCCATAGTCCTCACCGTCTAACTTGGAGAACCTGAGTGCAAGGTATTCATTCTTATCAAGTGGGTAAGTACCCCTAGATTCTGGAACTTCAAATCCCTCAATCTCTTGGTAGGTATTCCACTTGTTACCTTCTCTTTTAACACATGTGTAGAGGTCATAATCCTTGGTTCCATAGTCTTCCTGTGCAGTCACGAGCATTCGTACACTCTCAGGAAGCATCTTAGGACTAAGACTTTCCTTGGTTACTATTTCAAGGATGTTCCCCATCGCATCACGCTTGACCACAAATCGGTCCAAGCGAAAGACACGCATGTTCTCACCCTTTGGAAAATGCAAGAGAACATTACCAGTGACTATAAGCTGTTTAAGTGCTTCATACACAGGCACTCTCACTGCTTTGGTTTCTATCTCCTGCATGGCAGCTCTTTCGATTGATCCTAAAGCTTCTTCAACTGCTCCCCTCTGGGATTCAGCTATTTCAGCAAGATCGAAGTCATCAATGACTAACCGAAAGAACGGTGAATTAGGTGGAAGTAAAGCAAGTAGAAGTTTTGATGCTAGGTTGTTGACAGCACGTGCTCCTATGGACTGATATGGAGTACTAAAGATAGTACTGGAGGTATGTCCTTCAGGTGGCATCAGCATAGGGATGGTCAATTCACTGGATGCCCTAGCACGTTGCAAGAAGGGATCTCTTACTGATGCACAGTTGTTGTATAGTGCTGCAAGACTACCTTCATTGCGTACTTGTTGCTCAATAACTTCTACTTTATCCATGCTTTACATTCCACCTATACTGTAGGGGTTCTTCTTACTAGTACCACCCAATGCAGAACCTCTGTCAATCTTAAGAGCACTTAGGAAACCACCTCTTCTAAGGTCACGTTTCCCTCTACGTCTTTTTTTCTTCTTATTAGATCCCCTTACTCCTGGGGAATCCGTAAGAGGATCTTTATCATCCCTATCGTATTCTTTACCTTTTGGATTCGGAGGTCTGGGAGGTGGAGGATTATCTGGTGTAGGGTTTGCTGCGGTAGACTCATTATTACTTAATTCAGTCTGGGTTTGACCAGTTGGAGTACCAGTACTTATGTTACTGCCTCCAGAACCAGTTCCTCCTGTTTCTGCTTGGTTGATGGATTCTCTTATAAAGTCATTCATCGTTTACCTTTGTTTTTTATCTTAAGGGTATTTACCTTGAATTGTTTATAACCCATCTGTCTTTTTTTACGCTTTAACCAATCATCTTCAGCTAACTCCAACTCAGGAGCATCCTTTACTTCTGAACCAGGAGGAGCAACCACAGGTGCTGGTTTTCTTTCTGGAGGTTCATACTTTTTTGGTTTAGGAAAACTCATTATTCATCCTCGTATATTTCTCTTAGTCTTTGGATTACCGATTGTTGTCCTAAAAGAAACGCAAGGTCTTCTTTATCTACAACTTTAGTTGGTAGTTTATCTGGATAAATACCCTCAAGTAATGTCAATAACTCTTTACTGACTAAGAGCTTATAACCTTGTATTTGCATCGGCTTGTCCTAGAATAGGCACTAATTACAATATGTCGCATGAGCTACCTGAACATGCGAGTTCTTGAGAAGCTATTGTATAGTCTTCTTTTTCGTATTCATTAAGTTTTGACCAATCAAGTTCAGGCATTTTATCCTTTAGTTCTTTGTACTCTTCTTCAGTACAATCTTGATAAGGTGCTTGCTTGTATACATGGTCAGAATAGGGAAGAAATGATATCCCACTGATGTCATCAAAATTACTGTTAACCCAATTACCTACTTCAATCCATTCATCTTCCTTGACTGATATAGTCACAGAAGGTTTATGTTCACACCAGTGATCCTGGTATATCTTCCAGATCTCAAGTTGCTCTACCGCACTGAGACTGTCTCTCACCATAGATCCTTCAGGTGACTTAATAGGAAATGAAAACACAGTAGTACTGTCTTCCTTCATTACATCTGGTTCATGAGGTACACCTTGGTCCTTCATCATCTGCGTAATAGGGTCTTTGTTATCCCCTCGTATAGTGCGTATGTAGTAATCACTATGACGAGAATGTATGCCACTAGCAGAATCACAAAGTTGTGAAACCGTACCCGAAGGTTTAACGCAACTGATTGCGGATGACTGAGGGATGTTAAGCTTTTCAGCCCAGACTTTGTTCGTGTGTACAGCGTGTCGCTTAAGTTCCTCAAGGATTTCCCCAAGTGCTTCCTTTTTGTGGAAAGTACCATTGGTAATTTTGTTATCCATGATGCCAGTAAGGGATACACCAAGGAGTCTTTCTTCTTCACAATTTTCTTTCCATTTCTTAGGGAGATACCTGAAGTTAGTGAGGGTGCTTTGCCACGTACCAAGGATGGTAGCCAACTCAACTTTATTCTTGAGATCTTTAACGTCATCACTACATCGAACAACTACCTCAGAAAGGTTGCAGAACTCTCTGGGCCGAAGGATTATTTCAGAACATGGATTCGTCCCGAAGTCATCTCTAGGTTCCCTTCTGTCTCCGTTTCTTTCGACTTGTTTTCTTGCATTGAACGATGAGTAGATCCCACGTTCTCCAGATTTCGATTCGTAAAGGGATGCCCACTCTCTAAGAAATGTTCCTGTGTCAGGTTTGGAGTGATAATTGGCAGAGTTGTTTGCGAGTGCTCTGTGTCCGTAGTCTTCCCACCATGCTCCCGATTTGGCCTGTCGCATTTGCTCATCGCCAAGATCACTGAGAGAGATAAGAGCAGACCTACGAACCCCACCAACGACCACAACCTCTGCCGTTTTCGTAACGATGTCATGACACTCGATGGGTCTAAGTCTTCGTCCTTTTGCATTTTCAAATGTTTTACATGTGAACAAGAATAGTTTATTAAGTGGATCAGGACCGCTTGCTCTACCTCCAAATGTTTTAAG